AGCGACCCTGACTATCTTGCAGGAGTTAAGATAGACATTACAATGGAATTACCTTACTTAAACGATAGATGCCAAGTGCCATCTATTTATACATACTAAAATGATAGGAAAAAAGATTAACCAATTAGCTACCGAGTTAGCACCAGTTAGTACCGATTTAACTATTATAGGCGACCCGACAACAGGAGTAAGTAAGAAGATTACACTTGCTCAATTAGGTGCGATATTTAGCGGTGCGGTTTCGTTTTATACTAACCTTGCAGGGTTTCCTGCGGTTGGCGATATTAATGTTATCTATTGTGCTAAAGATACGCAGAAACTTTATTTATGGAGTGGCTCGGCTTATGTTGAGGTCTTTCCTTCACAAGCTTTATTAGATACATACCAATTAAGAAGTGAGAAGGGCAATGCTAATGGTTATGCTTCATTGGATAGTCAAGGTAAAGTTCCTATCAGTCAGCTACCAAGTTCTATTATGGAATACAAAGGAACTTGGAACGCATCTACTAACACCCCTACACTTGCAAACGGAACGGGCGACACGGGAGATGTTTACATTTGTAACGTAGCAGGAACAGTAAACTTTGGAGCTGGTCCTTTAACTTTTGCAGTTGGCGATTATGTGATTTATAGCGGTACTATTTGGCAACGTTCAAGCGGTGCGGTAGGTACTGTTACAAGTGTAGCGGTATCAAGAAGCGGAGATGCTTTAGCAATTACAGGAAGTCCTGTAACTACAAGCGGAACTATTAACATAGGCTTTGCAGGTACGAGTGCCGAATATATTAACGGAGCAGGTAATAGAATTACATTCCCTACTTTGTTATCAAGTGTTGGCTTATCTATGCCAAGTGCTTTTAATGTTGCAAATAGCCCTTTAACTGCTAATGGAACGATTGCGGTAACGGGTGCAGGTAATGCCACACAATATGTGAGAGGCGATGGGCAATTAGCTACCTTACCTACGAATGGTGGCGGTGGCGGTGCTTCTGTATCTTACTATTTGAATGGCTCTATTAATCAAGGTACAATAGGCGGTGTTACTTATTACGAAATGAATAAGACACCTATTATCGGTGCGGGTACAGATTTTTCAAGAAGTTCTAACGGATATATTGCTTCGTTCTTAACTGATGCTAATGACCCTGCTTTATTAAATATCCCTGCGGGTAACTTTAATTTTGAAACATATTTTGAGGCTTCAAGCGGTGGCGGTAGTCCAACTTTTTACATTGAGTTGTATAAATACGATGGCACTAATTTTACGCTTATTGCTTCTAATAGTGGAAGTCCTAAGTTAATTAATGACGGAACAAATATTGAGGCTTATTTTAGTGCCTTAGCCGTTCCGGAAACAACTTTAACTTTAACGGATAGATTAGCTATTCGCATCTATGTTACTACGGCAGGTAGAACAATTACGTTACATACCGAGAATGGACACCTTTGCCAAGTTATTACTACGTTCACAACAGGCTTAACGGCTCTTAATGGCTTAACTGCACAAGTACAATATTTTGCAACAGGAACAAGTGGTAGTGATTTTAATATTTCAAGTGCAACGGCTACACATACTTTCAATCTACCTACGGCATCGGCTACTAATCGTGGTGCTTTGGCAAGTGCAGATTGGACAACTTTCAACAATAAGCAGAATGCTTTAAATGGTACTGGCTTTGTTAAGATTAGCGGAACAACTATTAGCTACGATAATAGCACTTACTATTTAGCTTCTAACCCTAATGCTTATATTGCTTTAACGGCTTTAAGTGCAGGTGCAGGGATAAGCTATAATAACACAACGGGAGTAATTGCTTCTACTATTACACAATATACCGATGCAAATGCCCGTGCAGCCATTAGTTTAACAACATCGGGAACAAGCGGAGCAGCAACATACAATAGCACAACGGGTGTATTAAACGTACCTCAATACGCACCCGATTTAAGCGGATATGTTCCAACAAGTAGAACTTTAACTATTAACGGAACGGCTTATGATTTAAGTGCAAATAGGTCTTGGAGTGTAGGTACAGTTACATCGGTAGGCTTATCTTCTGCAACAAGCGGAGTAACTATTGGCTCTACACCTATTACAACAAGTGGAACTATTACTTTAGCTATTGCAACTGCAAGTGGTTCTCAGCAAGGTTTATTGAGTAGCACCGATTGGACTACGTTTAACAACAAGCAAAACGCTTTAACCAATCCAGTAACGGGAACAGGTACTACAAACTACCTACCTAAGTTTACAGGTGCAAGTACAATAGGTAACTCGATAATGAGCGAGAGCGGAACTGCAATTAGTGTTGCAGGTAATATGCAAGTGCGTGGAGATTGGAGTTCAACTTTTCCTGTTTATCAATTAACAGATACAAGAGTAGGCGGTGTAGAATGGAATATTGAAAATGGTAGAGAAGGAGTTGGGAACTTATCTTTTTATAGAGGCGGTACTAAAATGCTTCTTACTACTTCAGGCAATTTAGGATTAGGAGTTACACCGAGTGCGTGGGGTTCAACAGTTAGAGCATTACAATTTGAAAATGGTGGGAGCATAGCATCAAATCAATCTACACAAGTATCGTTTAATAACAACGTATATTCTGTTCCCGGAACTAATGATTATTATATTTCAAGTGCATTTGCTACAAGATATATTCAGTTTCAAGGTCAGCATATTTGGAGTACCGCTCCTTCAGGAACGGCAGGTAACGCTATATCCTTTACCCAAGCTATGACGTTAAACGCTTCAGGTAATTTATCTTTAGGAAACACTAATGATACTTATAAACTTGATGTAACAGGCACGGGAAGGTTTACGGGGGATTTAAATATTTTAAAATCTTCTGGTGCTTATGCTACAATTACAACCGATGCAACAACTGGAGTAAACTTTATATTTAAACAAGGTGGAGTTGTAAAGCACGAAATTTTTACTAACACTACTCAATTTGCAATTTACAATAGCACAACGGGAGCAGTTGCTTTAGGTATAGCAAACGCAACAGGAGCAGCTACATTCTCAAGTAGTGTAACGGCAGGGGGAGTAACTGTATCAGGTGGTAACACTTTACAATTATCAGGTGGTACGGGTAATAATTGGCAACTATATAAAGATATTAATAATGGACTTCAATTTTATTTAAGTGGTGGCGGTCCTGCTATGTATATAAATAGTTCTCAAAACGTAGGTATAGGTACTACAACTCCTGCAGGAATATTAACAGTAATAGGACCTAATAGTGCAGGTATATCAATAGACCAAGGAAACTATAACTACTATGGTGCTTATCAGCACGTATTTATGTCGTCAGGTTATGCAAGCGAATATATGAGGATTACCAATACAGGTAACGTAGGTATAGGTACTACATCGCCTGCTGCAATATTACATACACAACAAACAAGTGCAGGAAATGAGGTAACAGGTCTTTTAATTCAAAATGTAGGAAATAGCGCAAGTACTGCGGTGTCTTTAAATTTTGCTCCACACGAAAATGCATCATCACCTACAACATTAGCAAAAATATCAGCAGTAAGAACCGCAATAGATAATGCTCCAACTAATTTAGTATTCCATACATTCAATAATACTTTACAAGAGCGTATGCGCATAACAAGTGGGGGGGATTTATATGTAAAAGGAAATGGCAGTGATATTACTTTATCAACAAGGATATATTCTGATGATACCTATTCGGATTTTTTAGCTTCAGCTACAAGTGCAACTGCAAAAACAATGAGATTTTTTGCTAAAAATACTTTAGAAACAATGCGCATAACAAGTGGGGGTTCAGTATTAATCGGAACAACAACAGAGGGCTTTTTAGGAAAACTACAAGTAGCAGGAAGTGTTGCAATCACGGGTCAATATAATACAGTATTGCCTTCAAGTAGCTTTTCTTACTTTGATGGTTCAGGTCAAGTAGTTTCATCTTCATCTTCTGCAAGTGCATTATACCTTGATACAACTTGGAACACAACAGGCAACCCAGATGGTATTTACTTAAACGTAACTAACACGGCAAGTGGCGCATCTTCCAAATTATTAAACTTAAAAGTTGGTAGCGTTTCTCAGTTTAGTGTAAGTAAGGCAGGTGCAATACAAACAACCGCACCAAGTTCTGGTAGCGCACAACCTTGGAAACTTGGAAGCTACGCAGCAGGTGGAACTGGTACTGCCACAGGAGTTATTTACATAGAAATTAACGGACAAATTTATTCAATCCCTGCATTACAAGGGACACCTTAAAATAAAATAAAATGGCATTAGAAACAAAATGGCTTATTAGCCAAATGGACACCGCACCAAGCGAAGATGATTTAACCGATGTAGTAAAAACAGTACATTGGAGATACGAAGGCAAAGACGGAGAATACACCGCAGAAGTTTATGGAGCAATGGCTTGTGCTACCCCTTCGGAAACCGACTTTACTGCTTACGAAGATTTAACTTACGAGCAAGTATGCGAGTGGTTAGTTGCAGGTAACAACGTAGAAGCTATGGACTTAAACTTAGCTACTCAGATTGAAAACCTTAAAAACCCACCAATCGTAAATTTGCCTTTGCCGTTTAGCAATCCACAATTATCTTTACAAACAAAAACAAACTATGAAGAACAAACAACTGCTCCAATTAGTGAGCAACCTTAATGCCGTAATCGGTAGCCAAGAAACTAAAACACAAAAGAAACTTGTAAAAATTTACGAGAAGGTTAAACAACATCACGAGGACTATCAAGCCGAAGTTGAAATCTTGCGTTTAGACAATGCGCAGACAGACGATAAGGATTGCTTATTACTTGATGAGAAAGGAAATTACAAATTCTCAAAAGAAGGTATCAAGAAACTTACCAAAGATATTGATGCGCTAAATGATAAAGAATTTGATTTTCAAATAATTAACGTAGTCAATCCACAAGGCTTGGAAGATTTTACCTTCTTACAAGATTGGACTACCGGCATAGAATTTAACAAACAAGAAGAAGAAGAACTATAAATGGAAAATAACCACCAAGCAGACCAATCAACAATGGTATCATTAGTAAGTGCAACAATTAGCATTACAAGTATTCAACCACTATTCACATTGATTGCAAGTTTGGTGGCTATTGTTTCTGGCGGTATGGCTATTAGATACTATTGGAAAATGACCAAAAAACTAAAATGAGATTAATTCTTTTAGCCTTATTACTTACTTCGTGTGCTTCGGTAAAGAAGGCATCGGAGCGTTTAGATAGCACTGTTGTCAAAACATTTGATAGTGTGCGTGTGGTTGTTTTTGATAGTGTTACCAAAGTAGTAGAAAAGGAAGAGTATTTTACCAAGACAATAACTTACTACGATACTTTGTGGGTTACTAAGGATAGTATGATTACAATTCCTAAGTACACCGAAACCTACACAAGAGGCACAAAAGAAAAACAAACGGATAGTAAGCAGACCAAGACGGACTCAATGGCTCTAAATCGCACAGAAAGTACCCAAATTTCGAAGATAACTAAAACTAAGGATAAGTCCTTTAGCGAATTTTATAAGGCTCTAATTGCGCTTATATTGATAATTACGCTAATCTTATTCTTTTGGAAAAAGAAATGACACAAGAAGAACGCAACGAAAAGATAGCAGAAACTTTAGCAGCTAACCAATCTAAAAGCGGATTGGTAGAAAAGCTTGTATTTACATTACTTCCTATTTGCGTATCTGCAATCGGTTGGCTACTTACACAAGTAAGCACTTTAAATAACCAAATAACTATTTTAAATAACAAAGTAGCGGTTGTGGTTAATGCCGAAAATAAAGCTATCCCACCGCAAGGGACTACAATAGAAATGGAAGCTATTAGGGCGGCAGCTTCACAGGCAAGGGCAGATATGAGAATGGACATCGTAGAAAAAATGACTTCCATAAAAGAAGGCGCACAATTAGAAAGAGCAGAGATAAAACAAAGGTTAGCAGTTTTAGAATACCAAGCTTCACATAAAAAATAAATAAATGCAACTAAATGAAAATGGCAAGAACTTGATTAAGTTCTACGAAGGCTGCAAATTGATAGCCTATAAGTGCAGTGCTGCAAAAGATACAATCGGCTACGGGAATACTTTTTTTGAAGATGGTAAACCTGTAAAGCCTGGCGATAAGATTACCCAAGAACGAGCAAATGAGTTATTTGAAATTATAGCTAAAGAGTTTGCTGATAAGGTTGCTCCATTGGTTAAAAGTTCAGTTACATCTAATCAGTTCGCTGCTCTTACAAGCTTTGCCTATAACGCAGGTATCGGAAACCTAAAGAGTTCTACTTTATTAAAGAAGGTAAACGCTAACCCTAATGACCCTTCAATAGCTTTAGAGTTTGCTAAGTGGGATAAAGCAGGTGGCAAAGTTCTTGCAGGTCTTACAAAGCGTAGAGCATCTGAGTCAAAATTATACTTCACACCTTAAATATAAAATATGAAATGGTTAGCCAATTTATTATCAGACGAAAGAGGTAGCGTGTCTACAAAGCGAGTTATTGCTTTACTATCGGCTTTGTTTATTTGTGTTACCTTATTAGCTAATAGCTTCACGCATCAAGAGATTGCCCCTTCGGATAAACTTGTAGATGCCGTAATGGTTATTTGCATAGCTGCAATGGGTACTACTACAATAGATAAATTCAGCCAAAAATAAACAATGCTAAAATCAAAACGCAAACGACTATTCTTTGACATCGAAACCTCTCCTAACATTGGCTTTTTTTGGAGCGCAGGTTACAAGCTTAATGTAACTGCCGATAGCATTATTAAAGAACGTGCTATCATTTGCATCTGCTACAAGTGGGAAGACGAAAAAGAAGTTTACCACTTGGAATGGGATAGCAAACAGAACGACAAAAGAATGCTACAAAGTTTCGTAGAAGTAGCCAATACTGCTTCGGAACTTATAGGGCATAATGGCGACAAGTTCGACCTTGCGTGGATAAGAACACGATGCTTGTTTCACGGCATCGAGATGTTTCCTAAATACGTTACAATCGACACGTTAAAAGTAGCACGTCAAAAGTTTAGATTTAATAGCAACAAGCTTAATTACATAGCTGACTATTTAGGCATTGGAACAAAGATTAAAACAGAATATAGTTTATGGAAAGACATCGTTCTGCATAAGGATAAAGTCGCTATGGCTAAAATGATTAAGTATTGCCAAAAAGATGTTGTCTTATTAGAACAGGTATTTAACGCTCTTAAGAACCACATCGAACCTAAAACACATTACGGAGTTATCTTCGGTCAAGACCGAGGCTCTTGCCCTGAATGTGGAAGTGATGACTTAATTATTTCACTTCGTAGAACAACCGCAACGGGTGTAAAGAAAATACAATACAAGTGCAAAACTTGTTTTAAGATACATAGCAAAACCGACAAATAATGGACAGTAAAATATTAGCAGCAGTAATAGAAGATATGCGTAGGCGTGAACTTGTAGGGAAATCAAAGTACGGAACTACAATGGATAGAAATGATTTAAGCACGGGTCAATGGATAACGCACCTAAAGGAAGAGCTGCAAGATGCAATACTTTATTTAACCAAATTAGAAACTATACACAATGCGCCTCAAGAAGATATTTAGCTTCGGCAATATTTTAGACCGAGAAACCTACGAGCAATTAAGGGAATTAGATTACACCAATCCTAACTTCAAGGGTTGCGCCGATGAGTTTCAATTTAATCGTGAATGGTGGGTTATGCTTGATGATATGAGCCGAATTGTTGCTTATTGCGGCTCAATTTATTCTAAAGGCATTTGCATATTTAACAGGGCGTGGGTACATAAAGATTATAGAGGGCAGGGCATACAAAGACGAATGATTAAGACCAGGTTAAAAGCAGCGTCTACTTTTTGCCACATAGCTATTACATACACAACACTTGATAACTTTCCAAGTGCTAATAATCTTATTTCGTGTGGGTTTAGGCTTTATTTACCTGAGTATTCTTATGGGGGTAGCGACAAACTTTACTTCCAAAAATTACTATAAAGTTTCACTTTAGTACAACAAAAGGTAGTAAAACTACTACTTTTGGCTGCATTTTACTTCCGACTTTGTCAAGTTATACCTTTACTTTATTACATTTTTAGTCAAGTTTTACCCTTACTTTGTACGTTCTAATGTACAAAATGTGCTATAAACTGCACAATTTGATGTGCTTTTATCCTATATAATCCACATTATTTGCATCATTGTTGCAAAAATAATTTGAAAATATTTTAATAATTTTGCACTTTGTATTGTGTATTGTTGTATATTTGTGTAAACAAAACACAAAATGACACACTTAACCACCTACCAAATGTTCCAATATCAGCGATACGGGAACATATTAATCGACGGGAGCAGGAGTACATCAAACCCTTATGACCCTGCCTTATTGCCTAAAAACTACGATTACGAAGACGACGATTACACGTTTACTCGTTGGGTTGAAAACAATGCAGAACTTGAACTTTTAAAAAACGAAGTATATGAAGATTGAATTTGTAAAAGAAACTAAGCCAGATGGAACAATTTTCTACTACACTTTAGTAGATAATAAATACGATAGCGCAAGTATGTACTTGGAATATTCTCAGGCTTATGAGTACTTTGTAAGCCTAAAGAAAAGACAAGAACCGATTATCGAAATTTTAGAACACTATAACATAGACATACAAAACAAATAATATGAAAACCGCTATGCAAGAATTAATGGAATGGCTTGACGACTCAATACCAGTAACAATTAAAGAACAATATCTTGAAAAAGAAAAGCAACAAATAATTGATGCAGGAAATATGTGTGCAATGAGACATCATTTATATAGAGATAAAATAAAAGATATGACTAAAGATGAACTTGATTTTGAGATAAACAAAGTAAAAACAAAGACACACGGAGAAGAATATTTTAATGATTCATTTAACCAAAACAAATAACAATGAGCCTAATTAAAATTCAACAGGAATTAAAAGCACCTAAGAACCAGTTTAATGCTTTTGCTAAATACAAGTACCGAAGTGCAGAAGATATAATCGAAGCTGCAAAACCTATCTGCCATAAGTACGGCTATGCTTTAATGTTAAGCGACGAGGTAATAGAAGTAGGCGGTAGAGTATATGTAAAGGCTACGGCTTGTTTAAGTAACGGAGAAGATAACATTACTTGCACGGGTCTTGCTCGTGAAGAGGAAAACAAAAAAGGAATGGAT